TGTGCCAGTTGTGCTTCCAATGTATCCAAACAAGCCGCCTTGCAACTTGTAGACATTGTATCTTGTCGCTCCCGCTGACGCAGTCCAACTAATTGTGTTGTATGCGCCTGTAACAAATATATTTTGAACTGCGGATGTAACAATTGCGGACGCAGCAGATTCGTCAACTAGTTCTGCTCCGATTGCGGTCACCACATACAGCATTGCAGTTCTTGAGTCAACGGCTGTCCCTGCTGGAAGGGTAACAGCAACAGCCAATCCTGTTGGTGGCAACACGGTTGACGCAAAAGATATGACAACCAAAGTCCATTGCGTTGCCCCAAGTCTTCGTAATTCGCGCGGAGCATAATTTGGATGCACAAGCGTGATCACATCTGCTGACTGCACATAATGAATATCAAACAGGTCAGCCTCAGCGTAGGGATTTGGGATCTCGTATGCAGGACTAGATATCAAAAACCAATATGTAATATTGGTTGGCAAGTTGTTTGTTGATTCAAGTATGCAGTAATAATTTGAACCACCGTAACTCACAAGAGCGCCCACAGAATAAACTTGGTTTGTTGTAATTGTTCCAGCACCAGCGCTTGTAATGTTAATTGCCGCTCCACCAACAGTCAAAGAAAATTGAAATGTATTTGCGGTTGCGCCAACAACATAATAAGTTGTGAGAGCCGACAAACCCGCTGGAATTGTTGTGGTGGCTGCAATTTGAATTGGCGTTTCGTTTACATAACCATGTGCGTTGCTTGTCACGGTTTCTGTGGCAGTATCAACAGCCGTAATCGTCTTTGTTGTGCTAAATGCGCTTGGAGTTCCTGCCAACAGTGTTGCGCCCTGCGTATGGAATCGCATGTATCCAGCACCTAATTCAATCACCATCGTTTGAGTCGTATTAAATGTGAACGGAATGATTCGCGTCTTCTTGGTGCTGTCTTTGACTTCTCGCACAAACTTGGTGCCAGCGCGGTTCTGGGCAGGGCCTTGTGGCAACGCAACAAAGTTAAGCATCTTTGCCGCACCAGTCTGGAACTTCTGATCGTCAATTCGACCAAACATTTCTGGCGACAACTCGCCACCCGCAAATGATCGGTTGAATGTTCTGGTTGTTGGCATTATTTAGCGCCCGCTCGTCCAAGGAACAACATGTTCTGGCTTGATGTTGCGCTGATTACTGTCAGATGCTTTCGCAGTTTGCAAGTATCCAGCCATCATTTGAATGCATCGCTTTGCTTCCGCTGATCCAGCGTCACCTTTGATGATTGGCCCTGCCAACATGCTTGCAAGGTGCCAACTCAAAGTCAGTACGAACAAAGCATCAAACTTGGTCGAATCTGTAATTAAAGCCTGGTATCGCAACAAGGCGGCTTCTTGGTTGGTTCGGATTATCTTGTTGCCAAGCGTGTCAACTTCGACGCCGTACGGCTGCGGCGTGTACGAGCCAGCAACAACAACAGGTGGAAAGTAAGGCGTGTCAGTTGGAATTAATCGACCAGCGTAATCATCGTGCGCGTCATTAGCCAACACGGACACAACTGTTTGACAATCAGATGGGACTGCGTACGAGTAATCCCAAGTGGTGACTGTGTTTGTTAATTCAGCCAACGTAATACGCTTAGACGCAAAGTTCCAAGGATGCAGTTGAAGCAGCGTGTCCCGCGCAATGGCGTAGAACCGTTTGCAGTGTTCGGCTTGAGCAGATCCTTCTGGTGGATCAATGCTGGAAATGGTTGCGTCATCGCCTAAGTGCGCGAGCGCGAGATTGCAGATGTCTACGACTGAGGCCATGCGAGATCTCCTGATAAGAAACGAGGAGAGCAGGGGTCAACTGCTCCCCTCGCTTTGGGGCAACTTTGTAACTAGCGAGTCATTTCAACCCAAGTCTTCAGCATCGCGTTTCGCCTTTGGTGACTTTTGTTTCACCTTTGGTTCATCCGCCATTCCATCATCATCCGCTCCGACAAGAACGACATTTGAATTTTGAACTCCGTTGTATTCAAAGACATCGCCTTCTTGACGAAGAGCATTATCGATGAAACATACAGTCTTTGCTTTAACTTGTGCCATAAATAACTCCTTAAATTAAGTGATTGAGAAACCAGAAGTATAAAACTTCTTACCGTCTGAGATATCGGTAACGATATCGCAAGTAACTTTGAGAGCACCGACAGTACCAGTCACATCGTAATTGGCGCCAAGATAACGCTTGCCAAGTGATGCAATGACTGGTGGGAGACGCAGAATGATCTGTGTTCCCAAACCATTCGTTGAAGTAGCAGCAGTCAATGCTGTTCCAACATACGCGCCACTTGATACAAGTGTCGTCACAGATGTAGCCAGGGCTGCATCTGTGTCAACAATTGCGGAGAAAACAACGGTTCCTGCACCAGTACCAGTGGTCGTAACGGTGAACACCATAAAAATGTCTTCACCTTCGCCGATTTCGCGAGCGACTAAAAGATCAATAGTGTTGGTGGAAACAACATCAGCAGTAATTGCTCCCTGAGCATCAGAGAGACGAAGATAAGAATCAGTAATCATTTTGTTTGTCCTTTCTTAGAGACTTGAATTAGGCAACAACGGCTTCTGTGTTGAGCAAGGCGTCAACCTTGCGAAGTGGAACTCCAAGGAAACTCAGCCAACTATGTGGTTGACCAAATTGTGACAGACCTTCATTAACCTTGAGAACATACTGGGTTCGATCCAATGCTTGGATAGAAAGACCAGAATGAACTGTTCGGTTCATGTAGAAAGCACAGCGACCCATTGCCATGTTTGGAATGCGATACAAAGCGCGAGCCATCAACTTCACAATGTTTGTTCCTACTGCTGTTGTTTGAGTTGAAGTACCAGCAAGAAGATGGGTTGTGTTGATATTGCAAATACGAACAACATAACGCCAGTCTTTCACAACAAGACCGTTCTTCCATTGGTAACGAGTCGCATACGCTTGCATACGGCCGTCAGTGTTGAACACAGTTTGCTCGCCAAGATCCTCATGGATCAGACCAGCCTTGGAACCCTTTGGAAATGGGCAATACACGGTATTGTCACCCCAGCAAACCAAGTAAACGCTTGTGTTTACTGCGGCATCTGCACCACCAGCAGTAATAACATTTACTGCATTTCCACCAGACAACGTAGAATAACGCGAAGCAAGACCTAAGTATTGCTTTGGATCATATTGTGGGTTGCCATAAAACATCGTGGTCGCTTGAGTTTGGTTCATTGCTTCCAAGAATGCAGTGTCTTCTGACAAACGGAACTGAGCCGTGTTGCCATTCAACATTGCAAGATCCTTGTCAACTTCTGAACGCGCTTCTAGCATTCCACACGCCTCATCAACCTGTGCAGTCGTTGACTTGGTGCTTGGAATGCCTTGGTTCAGTGCGCGCCAGTAAACGGTTGGCAATCCTGTTCGGATTACAACGCGATCACCAGTTGGCAAGTTGCCTTCCTTGAAGACAGCGTCATCAAGAATTTCGTTGGTTTGCGACAGAAGTTCTGCGACAACAGGAACGCGACCATCTGGATCGGTTCGTTTCGCCCAATCAGCCAAAGTAAGGTTTGTAGTTGCGAGAGTAGCCATAGTTTAGTGTCCTTTTGTTAGAGTTACTGTTTGGAGTACAGCAAGGATGCTTGCGAAGCGAAGTCGCGTGGCTGACCCTTTGCAGAGCCAGCGCCGTTCGTTGCGCCTACGAAAGTATCTTCACTGATAGATTTACCTGCCCTAAAGAAAAACCTGATTACTTCAGGATGGTTCCCTAGACCAGACTGGTTTAGTAGCGTTTTCAGTTCAGGTGTACCAAAAGTGTCAAGTGCCTTCTTTGCAGTTGACATGTTCTGATCGATGGCATCGCCACCGAACTCTTTGTCAACCTTGGAGGAGTCAATCCAACCTTTGCGGATCGCGTCAAGTTCAGCCATTTGTCGTTCAACCATCTTTGGCCCAACTCGATCCAATACCTTCTGAGCGGACTCCTGGGTTAGATTCAATTCCTTGGCAACTTCCGAGAATGTGTTGATCACCTCGTTGTCGAAGTTACGGCCTTCAGGCGCCTTAAATTCGTACTTTTCAGGAGCGCCAGCCTTGACCTCTTCGGTCTTGGTGACTTCCTTAGTGTCGCCATCGGTACTGCCAACAGCGGTCTCATCCGAGACTTGCTGGTTCTTTCCAGTCTCCGTGCTAGTGACATCTGCTTTCGCAGATTCTTGTGTGATGACAGCGGCTTCGTTAGTTGTTGTCGGCGCTTCGGTCATCATTGATTCTTGAGTCATTCTGTTCCTTCAGCATTATTGGGTAGAGTTCTGGTGCTACCGAGTGAATCATGTTTAGCATTCTCAATCCACTGTTTCGTGTGCCTTCGTTAAACGCCATCTGCATGGAGTTGTTGTCGAACGACAAACGAAACACGCCAGCCTGATCCAAGAGCCGCCACAGAATTCTGCGACCGCGCTTGTTTCCCATCATCCACTTCAAATCCGTTTCCTCGTTCTCTTTAGTCAGTTTGGCGCGCAGGTCTTTGTCTGCCTTGTCGCGTTCCTGACCCTTGAGATCGAGCGGATCGTAATTCGTCACATCAGAACTTTATCAATGTCAAAATTGATATGGGTACCGTCAATGTGCAAACAAGTCATATGACTCCAATGTGATTACTTCATTCGCCACCGCAGCCATAGCGGTGATGGCAAATGTTTGAGCCGCTGAATAATCAACCGTCAATGTCGCCAGCGCGCCTGTTGAATATCCATGACCAACAGAAGCAGCCGCTGTAGATACCAATGTTGTTGGCGTTCGTGCGTATGCAATTTTGTTGGCGTACAAACTTCCATAACTTGAACCAACGGCTCCAGTATTTAGGAATGTTTGACCACCGTAAGTCATGGTAATTGTCTTGTTATTGGCGCTGGCTGTGAAAGAGAACAACGAGAACATTTCAAGAGCGCCTGTGTAAGAGATCTCGCGACCAGCAATTGAAAATGACGCAAGAGTTACGGTGGTTGTGGCAACGGCTACGGTTGGGACACCGTAATATACAAATGCCGTGTGAACACCGCTTTGCGTACCAGTTGTATCAATCACAGTTCCACTAGATGATGCAGACACGGTGAATGTGTTGGCATCAAGAACAGTCTTGACATAGTAGGTTGTGCTTGCACTTAATCCTGTTGGAAGGGCGCCAGTGGTGGTAATACGAATAGTGTCGTTGGCAACACGGCCGTGTCCTGTCCATGTGATTACGCCAGGCGTGGCAATTGAAATTGTCACGGTTGCAGACAAGTATGCATAGTCAATATCAATGTACAAACCAGTGGTATCCGTTGATGCGACTGTGCAGTTGTATAGACCGTTGACACCAATACCACTAGCCCACGACACATAAACATTCTTGTTGGTTGCGACCGCAGTCGTCAATCCGTGAGCGCCCGCGCTGGTGAGACGAACCTTGGCAGCACTCGCTCCTGCTCCCATAGTCAGCGTGACAAATGTGGATGCCGCCTCAACTAAAGTCACAGCCGTTGTGGACTGATATTCTTTGAAAATGAAACGAGAATCTGTTCCGTTTGGGTTCTTTACGCCAACAATGTTTCCTGTCGTGTCATCGTACAGAAGTGGTGAACCGCCAAATTTTTGTGTGAGTGCCATTGAATTGTTCCTTTGTTAGATTTAATAAATAGCGACAAGATTTGCAACAAGTCCAGCAACTGCGCTTACATTTGTGCAACGAAGTGGAACAGTTGATCCACTAACAGGATTTGAAAACACGACAGAGTCTCCATTTGCCATAGTGACTGTCATGCTTGTTCCGCCAGTTCCAACATAAATTGCGCGACAAAGTGGGAACGGAGTAGCCACAACAATTGCGGCTGCGTAGTCGTACGAATTAGGTGTGCTTGCAAGTGATAATGATGCTGGGATTGCCATGATTTATTCCTTATTGTGGGCCGTATAAAACGGATGAGAAGTTGTTGTTCTGTTCGACTTTGCTGATTTCCATGTCAGTGATTTGAAGTTCAAT